AAAAAATACTTCTGAATTATAACCATGCATACAGAAATCTATTAAGCCAACAAGCACACAAATAGCAAATGAAGTAAACATTGTAAGCGAAGTTCTTGACCATTTACCGTCTTTCTTTAAAGTGTCACGAAATAACTCTTTTAATATGCTTTTTACGTTCATTCGGAAGAATTGCTACTAAGTTGTTTTTTACATGAATTTTACTATGTGTAGATGCTTGTCCTACTTTGTTGCTTAGACAATCAAATAGTCTTTCTTCAACTGCAGATAATCTACTGTTCATCCAAATTAATGCAATAACGGTCATTCCTAATGCACCGTGTTTTTTTATGGCTTCTAAAACTTCAAGCATAGTGGTTATTATAAAAAAAGTATTGAATCGTTAAATCCTTCTGTTTGTTGTACTGCAGGCCGAATATCTGAATCTTTATTTAACTGTGAAATAAAGTTAGCAAACAAGTCTCTATTTGTATCTAAATATTTCCATAAACGTGATTCATAGAAACTAGCTTTTTGTGCATAGTGATCTTGAACAAAGTTAACTTCGCTTTGATTCACGTTGTTAGAATAGTCACCGTTCTGCGTTTGGATACCTTTGTTCTTTAACTGGTAAGATAAACCGAAAGCTGCATCTTCTGCACTTCGCCAAGCAATCGCAGGTTGAATGTAAGTAACTAGTTCTTCTTCGTCAACTGTTAACGTTTGGTCATTGTACGCAGTCAATATGTAGTTATAAAAATAAGTGCCAAGAATCGGCATTATTCTCATATCACTTTGCGTTTTAATAAAAGGCACAATATTGTTAACGTCAATATTCGCAGTTATTGGTGTTTGCGTTTTTAAATAGTTTTCTGTGACAAAGTAAATCATAGTGCAGGAGGTGTTTCAATTGGTTTTAATCCTAGTAATTCTCTCAACTCGTTTTGAGTCATTGAATCAATTAATTTAGTAGCTAAAGCAGGATTGACATTTGCAATAATGTTAGAAATTTCGCTAGTTCTTTCATCCATTTCAACAATAGTATCGTTTACAATCTGAAAATTATTGATAATTAATTTTGCATTGATGTTGCAGATAACTAAAATCTCGTTAAAGATTTCTTCAATCGAATTACGCAAAGGAATGATACTATTCTTTTCAAATATTACATAAGACTGTTTGATGTCGCTACCACTTCCTAACTTACCACTAACACGAATACCCATCAAGATAGGATCTATTATATGTGCCTGACAAATCTTCGAATCTATGCTTTCAGTTGTTACTTGAAACAGATTGTCATTTGAATTTGTAGGTATTGCTTCAATCGTTGGAAGTGATTCCTTGTTGTTAGCGAAGAATGCAATAGCTTTTCCTGCATTTGTAGCACCTTTTGCTCTATCAATAGTAGTTTTTATATTCTGCTTTTCTTCTTCGTTCTGTGGTTTCTTTGGAAACATCATAGCAAACGAAGGAAAAATAGAATTTTGTATGTTTGACTTCTGTAAGTATGACATCTCGCCATCTAAAAACGCCCAATTCATACAAGATGAATACTGTGGAAGTGTATAAACGTCTTGACCTACTGAATAATCTTCATAACAGTACAGAAATTCACGTTCTTTTGTGTTGAATTTATACGGACAAATAGTCTGAATGTTTATCTGAGTTGACCAATCGTCACAAATGTAGTATAAATCGTTTGTTGCATTTTTTCTTACCTTGTCTGCTGCGATGTGCTTACAGAAAATAAGTGTACCAGTTTGATTAAATCGCAAATGAAAGTAAACTCTTCCGTGAATGATTTTTTCTTTAGTAACTGCAGGTAAAATCTTCTTTAGATTCATTCGCTTTTCAAAAGCATAGATGTCTACTTTCTCCATTGGTGAAGTAGTTTGAGGATATTGCAATTCATAACCACCACCAACTGTAGCATTCGTTTTAAAGTCTACTACTGCACCGTGAAGTGGCGAAGTGTAGTACATTTGATTTAATAACTGTGGGTATAAGTTATCGTTTCCGAATCGAACGAAATTACCTACGTTTAACCTAGCATTAACATAAGGTAGAGACAAGTCTCCTCTTCCTACTTTTAAGAATGGTGTAGAGAATGCTTGATATCCTCCTACTTCTTCAACTTCTACGGATTTGTTTGCTCCGAATTCAAAACCTAAAATCTTCATTAATCGTAAATTGTGTTTGTAACTACTCCTGCTACTACCATTCTGCCTTCTTCTACTACACTTAGAGTGCTATAGTAATCTACAGCTTGGTCTACAATGACAATAGGGTCTTCAGATTCGTATACAGTATATGTATATTGACCAATTATAAAGGTGGCATCTACACCTTCTTCTAATTCAAATAAATTATATCTTTCTTTATAATCAGACAAGTCTGTACCCATCCATTGAAAGCCTTGTGAATCTTTGTTAAATTCATTTTGGAAAAGAAAAAGATAGTAAGGATTCGAAATAGTCGAAGTCTCAGTTAACGTGAGTACAAAAGTATTTGTCAAATCTTTTTCTAAGTATATCATATATTATAATGGTTATTAATTAGCATTTGTTATAAAACAAAAAACCCCCACTAATAAAGTGAGGGTAGGGATAGCTAAGTTTACTTTTAAACTAGTAAACCTGCAATGATAGTAGGGTCAATTTCGTATGCTAAAGTCTCATTCTCAGCAACCATCGTGATAGAATACTTACTACCGTCAGCTTTCGCAGTTCCACTTCCTTCAGCAACAGCCGTTACTTGTGCAGTTGGAAAATACCAATACTTACCGTTAGCATCTAAAACGATTACTGCTAAGTCTCTTTGTCCTTCTCCTAAGATTTTAATTGAACGAGATTTCGCTGCTTCACGTCTGTGAAACATTAAAGTAATAGTAGCAGTTACAAAAGATGAGCCATTGATTAAATCATTAGCTTGGTCTTCTGTGTACATTCCTGTGTTACGTTTGAACTCAAAAGGAATGAAAGGGTCTCCGTGAGTTATAGCAGTTACTTCCCAGTTAGCATCGTCTACAGTTACTGCAGTTACTTCTGATTGGTCGTTGATATAAATTGTTTGGATGCCACCAATATTATTGTCGCATCCTTTGGTTATTGTCGTTATTGTATTACAAGGCATTTCGTTTATGTATTAAAAAAGGGGTGATGTTTATTGCACCACCCCTCTCTAGTTAGTAATTAATTCTTAAGAATAAAGAACGATTTCTGTTGGATTAGTATACCAGAATCCTACCTTCAAGTTAGCACGAGTTCTCAAATATGGCTCAGCAACTGTATCATTCAAGTTTACTGCTCTTAATGCTTTAGCATCAGCTTCAGAATCGAATGCATAAATCAAGTTATTCTTCAAAGTTAATACAGCAGTATCGTTAGGAAGACCTTCAGCAACTACCATCTTAATACCTAAGAAAGTCAAAGCTAATGGAATAGTAACATAAGTTTGAGTGTTACCTTGTGCAGCAGCCAATTCGTAAGCAGTAGCAATATTTGAAGAAACATAGAAACGTAAATCTGCTTTCTTTCTTTTAATCGTTGCAGGAGCAGCATTCAAGATATCAGTTAATTGTGCAATAACATTTGTAGCATCAATAGACACATTCGCAACATCAACTACTGCAGCATCAGCTAACAATCTCTTAAGATATCCATCGCACAAAGCAAGTAAAGTATCTTCAGATTCTGTATCACCTTGCCATCTCAACAACTCAACATCTTCGCCAATTTGCATTGACATAGTTTCCCAGTAGTAAGACATGAAAGAAGCAACTTCAAAACTTCCGTTAGAACCTGCAGCCATTTGCAAAGAAAGGAATGACTGCTCTAAGTCGAATTGACAGATTTGCGCCATTGCAGATAATGCACATACGTCAATATCGATTGCGTCTAATGAATCAGTAGGTGCAGAGAAAGCACAAGTACTTGATTGTAGGATTGAGCCAAAAGCAACATTAGCTAATTTAGTAGCTGATTTAATACCCGGCAAAGTTCTGTAGTTGTCTACAATATCTTCAGTAATATACGCACGAGAATAAAACTCGTTAGGGTTAGCACATAAAAGTGCGTTTGTTTCAATATCTAGATTGAATTTTAGATTTCTTGACATTTTTTTAGTCTTTATT